CGTCGAGAAGAAGAAGGCCGCCCGGATCGTCGGACTCGACGAGATGCCCAAGGCCTCCACCATCGCCACGCTCGTCGACGCCAGCGAGAAGGTCGCCAACGACTCCTACGTGTTCGAGGCCACACTCGACGAGGCAGCCGGCCTGATGGAGTTCGAAGCCGACCCCGAGGCGTACAGCTCGCTCCTGGGCAACGTCGGTCGCGGGTTCGCCCACGACCTCGAGCGCCGTCGTCAGAACCGTGACCGCGCAGAGAAGCGCGCCGCCTCGAGAGCCGAGCTCAGGGCCGCCGGCACGAAGATCCACACGGAGAGCCAGCGCAACTGGAGCTGGGCGACGCTCAAGGAAGCCAAGACCACGGCCGAAGCGCACGCCTCGTGCCCCGGCCACATCGCCGTGGTCGGCTACTCGGGAGACATCGACTACTACTGCACCAAGCCGGCGGAGCACGGACTGGGGACTTCCAGGACCGGCGAAGTGAAGGACAAGGCCGCCGAGAAGGCCAAGCGGGAGAACCGCGCCGCCCACAGGGCAGCGACCGCCGTGCGGCTGCGCTTCCTCTCCGGACTGCTGCTGACCAAGCGCGACAAGGCGGACTCCGCCATCGTGCTCTGGGCGCTCGCCTACACCTGGAGCCACGGAGTGTTCGCAGGCCCGCAGAGCTGCAAGGTCCTCGACGAGATCGGCCTCGCGGCAGGCTCCAAGCCCACATCCCCGCTCAACGGCGTGGTCGCACTCGCGATCGCCGCGATGGAGAAGCGCCTCGCAGACCACAATAAGTTCGACGCCATGGTGCACGCCCTGGCGGACGGGGGCGACGCACCGCTGGACGTCATCACGTACTTCGACGCGCTCACGCACAACCTCTACGACCTCGCCGAGTGCGAAGACTCCTTCATCGACGCATGCCTCGCCAAGCGCGCGGACAAGAGCACGAAGCGGATCGACGTCGGAACACCGCTCACGGCCGAGCGGTGCGCAGCCATCGCCAACCCGACCGACCACGCGCACATCTCGGCAGAGGCCTTCGTCGACGCGATCGAGCCGTTCCTCGACGAGATCGGCGTGCCTCGCGACGACGGGACCGACGAGTGCGAGAACACCGACGCCACGCCCCTCGTGGAAGAGGGTGCCCACGAAGGGGAAATCCGCACTCCGAGCACGAACGTCGTCAACCTCGCAGACGCCGTCGCACAGGCCGAAGAGTCGTGGACCACGCCCGAGGTGGGCGGCAACATCATCGCGCTCTCGTCTCCCGACCTCTCGAGGCTCTGGAAGCGCGCTCTGGACGAAGGCACCGCCAAGCTCAACACCAAGGGCGTAGGCGCAGAGCACTGGGACATCCACCTCACGCTCACCATCGCCGACGTGAGCACCGAAGCTGCCACGGTCCGCTTCATCGTCGCAGGGACGCCGGGCAAGTTCCCGACCGACGCGATCGCCATCGCCAACAAGCTCGCCATCGTCGGCGGCTGCACGTTCGACGCTCCCACGCAGGGACTCGGCGGCCTCTGGAGCTTCGAGGCCCTGCTGGAAGCCGCCGGCGCGGACGCCGATATCGCAGAGTCCACGGTCATTCCCAACCAGGTCGCCTGCTACCGCAGTAGCAAGGCGTGCAAGTACGGCACCGCCGACCAGCTCTCCGACTGTGATTTCAGCTGCCCCGGCGGAATCAGCCCATACCCACACTGGCTGCTGGCGAATGACCAACCCGCCGAGGTGGGCGGCATCGAGCCCATCCAGGGTGACACGGAGAACCCCTTCGCCGACGCGCGGATCTCCAAGGAGTTCGCCTCCGACGACGCCGATCGCATGCTGGTAGCCGTGTCCGAGCCCTACACGACGGCTCCGTGCATGCACTGGCACGGCGAGATCGTCTACAGCGTCGAGAAGCGCATGGATCTCGACTGCACGCCGAAACTGCGGTTCGTCGACTTCACCTTCAACGCCCGCCGCCCCGTCGGCGCTGCGCTCACAGACGCTCGCCTCTTCGCGACCAGGTACGCCGAAGCGCACAACCTGAAGTCGACCATGATCGAGCCCGACGACAGCAACACCATCACCCTGACGTTCGTGGCGGTGGTGTAGCGATGACAGACGCACTCACCGTCCGGGACATGAGCAATACCGATGAGAGAGTGACGATCTCCGTACGCCCGATCGTTGCGCTACTGGCGCAACAGGTCGAAGCGTCCTTTGCGCGGCACGACGGCGACCATATGAGAACGTCCTGGACAGGCGACGAGACGTTGCACCCATACCTCGTCGCGCTGAGGGACGCAGGTATCAAGGCCGAGGACAGCATCCCCGGCCACGTGCAGCGCGGGGCAGTCATCCGCGCCGGCGCGTGGGCGGCCTTCGCACTCGCCTTCCTCTCCGCAGAACTACCGGTAGCACCGGAGCCCGAGGACACCGTCATAGACCTCGCCTCCGCCTCAGATCTCCTCGGCCTCGCAGCCATGGTGATCGAGGGCAACGCCGCCGACGTCTACGAACTCCACACGATATTCGAGGGCGCGTTCGCTGATGAAGGCACAGGGAACACGGGTCATACCGAGCAATCCGCCGCCGACCTGCTCATCTACCTGCTCAAGATCGTCGGCCGCCATGAGGCATTGGAGGGCTCGCGATGACCAAGGAATACGACGGCCCTGGAGAGTACGAAGTTACCATCATGCTCACTGGAACGGTCACGGTCACTGTTGAGGCGGACAGCGCGCAGGACGCGTCACGCAAGGCCCGCTTCGCCTACTCCCCGTTCGACGTCGAGCTGGACATTGAGGACACCGCTGCCGTCTGCAAGTTCCCCGCAGTCCCGGACGAGACCCTGATGGAGCGCATGTCGGCCATCGAGCAGGCGTCATGGATGCTCAACGGAAAAGTGCCGACAGCGGCCCGCGAGCGCATCACCCTCGAGGAAAGGCTGGCGGTGATGCAGTCGTGAGCGACACCGTCCTCATCGAGTTCGACCGGCAGACGCTACATGACACGTTCGCCCGCGACGCCGCCGGCAACCGGCTCAGCATCGAGATCTCGGAGCCCGACACTCGCGGCATCAGCGAGGTCACCGTCACGCGGCACCCCGACGACAACCCGATACACAAACAGCGTCACCAGATCGCTCGATACAAGCGCACCGTCGACGCCAAGTCCGCCGAGATCGACGCCATGCGCCTGACTATTGGCCTTGCCTGCTGCCTCAACCGCCAGAAGTGGGACACCGAGGAGTGCCAAGAGGACGAGTGCCCGCTGTTCTACATGGTCTGCGGCACCTGCCACGGATGCTACGACGACGAGGGCGATACCGAGCCGTCTGGCGAGTGCGTAGGCGGCGGCACAGGCGAGTGCCGCCTCGCGGCGTTCACCGACGCAGGTGAGCAGTCATGACTGAACCGCGCCGCATCCAAGAACGCTTCACCGAAGACACCGCCGCTCACGAGCTGACCATCATCCGCGAAGAGGGCCTCTACCGGCACCTTCGCCTGCAGCGCCCGGGTACGGGGGCGTGCAGTTTCGACATCATCACGTGGCCCGGCTACCTCGCCTTCGTCGGCGACATGGGCGACTACGTGTTCAGCCGCACCGACGACATGTTTGGCTTCTTCGGCGCGGACGGCATCAATCCTGATTACTGGCGGGAGAAGGTCCAGGCCGCATGCGATGACGGCGTGAGCGAGTTCTCGGAGGACGTGTACCGAGAGCGCGTCGAGGAGTGGCGCGACGAAGTCATTGCAGGGTTCGCCGACGAGTACGAGACGACGGACGAGGACAACGCCGGCAAGCGCGACGAGTTCACGTCTGCCGTAGAGGACGAGCTGCTCGACATGAGCGACAGCATCAGCGAGGAATCGGCTCACGCTCGGCTGAACGACTTCCGCTTCGGCGATCGTATCGAGTGCGGCGACTCGTGGGAGTGGGACCTCCGCCGCTTCACACGGCGCTACATCTGGGCGCTGTACGCGATCACGTGGGCGATAGGCGAATACCGCAAAGCGATTGCCCCCACCGCGACAGTAGGTGACGTCCTGTGAGGGCGCTCACCATCTGGCAGCCGTGGGCGTCGTTCCTCGCACTCGGCTACAAGCGTATCGAGACCCGCTCGTGGCGGCAGCTCGTCATGCCCGGCGAAGTCATCGCCATCCACGCGGCGAAGCGGCCCGAGCCGGACCGCCTGTATGGACCCGAGTACAAGGCGCGGCAGGCTGTCCAGAATAGCTACGGTTGGGAGGCCGGGGCGAAGGCATTCCCCCTCGGCGCCGTGGTGGCGCTCTGCACGTTCGACCGAATCGTCGGCGTCGCCGCGCCTGACATCGCTGCCCTGTCCCGCCGGGAGCTCGCCCTCGGCGACTTCTCGGAAGGTCGCTACGGCTGGCGCGTCGGGAGTCTCGCGGCGATGCAGGAGCCTATCCCGTGCAAGGGCGCACAGCGGCTCTGGACTCTTCCCGCCGACGTGACGAATGAAGCGATCCAACAGGCGACGCTCACCGGCTTCTACCACGACTCGAGCGGGTGTCTCTGATGACGACCGCGAATACCTGCGAAGGCTGCATGTTCCTCAAGCGAGTCGGCGACAGGAGTGAGCACCGAGACCTCTGTTTCGAACGTCCCGGAGAGCCTGTCGTAAGGCAGCGGTCCGACGAGTACTGGCCTGACTACCCGCCCGCATGCTCAAAGAGGCAAGAGATCCCCAAGCCGGTGCGGTCATGACCGACCAGATACCCACCACGCAGCACTTCCGCTGCGCACGCTGCAAGTCAGTCGCATTCAGCGATTCCACTTGGCGCATGGCCGACAAACCCGAGCACCGGTGCGCGGACCTGCACCCACAGGTCGGTCACATGCCACCCGTACTCGAGCCCATCGGCGACGATGCGTTCCTCGAGGCGATCACAGACCACCAGGTGGTCATCTGGGAACGGATGCGCACCGAGTCTGCCGAGAAGTCGCGCCGCGCCCATGAGCAGGACCTTCGCACTATCGAGTCCGAGGAGGCGAAGAGAGTCCTCGATGCGATACCGGCCGAGGTGGGCGACATCCTCTCCGACATCACTCCGCTCATGGAGTTCGAGGGCGGTCAGATGGGCTGGATGGTCAAGGGCCAGCACGTCGACAAGGAACTGTTCATCCGCGCGCTCTACGTCGGCCTGCTCACAGACGAGGTCCCCGGCTACAGGGACAGTGCGCGTCACCTGGCCAAGCACGCCAACCCCTCCGACCACGTCGTGCACCTGTGGTGGCGAGTCATCCCACAGCCGGGATTTAGCAGCGGCATGTACTTCGACGCAGTCCCCCACAGCCGCGGTGCCTTCAAGGCCACCGTCTTGGAGTGGTGACGATGACAACCTCCACACAGCAGTACGCGGCCCCCGGCTCGCTGATAGCAGGCAAGAGCGACACCCACGTCGTCGTTGAAGGCCGGCGGCGTGGGAGAAGGGCCGACCACGTCTACGTCGACTCCGCCGCGCTCAAGCGCGCCGTCGAAGAGCGCATAAGGGATCCCGACAAGCGCGTACACGCCAGCAACGAGGCATTCGGCACGCCATCGCCCAACGCCGGACTGCAGATCATCGCCGACATGGCGGGCGTCACCTCACGTCGTATCAACCGACTCATGAGCGGAGACACGCTCAGGACCGACATCTACGCCCTGGACGCGATCGCGGTCACCCTCGGCGTCCACGTCTCCCGCCTGCTGCTCGAGGAGGCGTCGTGACCCGCGCCATCCAGGCCAACGACTTCTTCGACCGCATCGCAGAGCGTCAGCAGACAGCACTAGGCTCCGTAGTCCTGGGCAACGACCGGGGAAGCGAACACACCTGCCCCGTCTGCCACAAGCCCGAGTACATGGCAGGACGCCACGGCTACTGCTCGAGCTGCAAGCCCAAGCCACCCGAACCCAAGCCCGCCAAGCGACTGACCAGGAACAGGAGAGCAGATCGCATGCCCACTCGAGAGTACAAGCTGTGGAGCAAGGCCGACGTCAAGATGCTCAGGGACAACGCACATCTCGGCGGCCACGCGGTCGCCGAACTCCTCGGCCGCTCGACCGACACCGTCAAGGGCTTCGCGGGGTCCAACCACATCTCGCTGAGGAAGCGGCCCGCACCCGAAGCGCCCACGACCGAGGCGAGCGCCGACATCACAACCACGACCACACCCAACGACACGCTCGCGTTCACGCTCCCGGCCGAGCCGTTCCCGGACGCACCCACGCCCGACAGCGAGGCGGGCGACACGACCACGCTCACCGCACCGCGACTGGCCATGCCCACGATCAGCAGCGTCTTCCCGCACACGCCCAAGGTCGACCCCAACGCCATCGACTACTCCGAAGCAGACCCGCTCGCCCCGTACCGCACGAACGGCCACGCGGGCGGCACCATCGCTCTTCCACCAGAAACGAAGCAGGAGAAGGACTACAGGCTCAACAGGTGGCCCGTAGAGACCACAACGTCACTGCCTGCGGCTGGCGAGGTGGGCGGCAGTCACGAGTGCGACACGGTCTGTGACGAGTGCCCGGCGGCCTGCCTATCGGAGTTCCTCGGTGTGCGCTCCAGACGTACCGTGGTGACCCTCAAGAGCACTCCGACGTCCATCGTTGCCGACCACCGCATCGAGCTCATCGAGACCCGCCTGCGCCTCATCTGCGCCACGCTCGAAGCCTCGTCGTTCCGTGTGCCGGCAAGCGCCCGTGAGTCCATCGAGGGCAACGTAGACCGTATCCGCGAGCTCATCGCCGAGGCAGTCTAGTGAAGAAGCCGCGGAGGGAGCAGGTCACTCACGCCTGCCCTCCGCAGGAGGGATACACCTGCACGCCGCATGCGGCTGTCAGGTACGCACAGCGGGTCTTGGGAATCCCACGTCCGAAGGCGACCGACGTGTGGGCCGCTGCCGTCTCCGTGGTCGACGCGATCGCCACGGCGAAGGTCTCGCATCGCTACCGCGACAAGACGCGGGTGATGATCACGGCCGATGGCGTTCACCTCATCGTGGTGGCTGGCGGGGTCGTTGTCACCGTGCTCGCACCCGGACAGATCGTGAGCAAGTGCCCGTGTACCCGCTGCCTACAGGCCCGCATGGAGCGCAATCGCCGTAGCAAAGGGAGCCGGTCGTGAAGAGCAGGCCCAAGACGTGCGGAGAGTGCGAGTGCTGGTTCAAGGACGGGTCGTGCCTGGTGTTCCGCGACATCGAGACCAAGGCAGGATCGAGAGCATGCAAAGAGGGCGTCAAGAAGCAGGGGCCGCAAGTCGATCGCGCAGAACAGGGGACGTTGCTGTGAGTGATTGGGGAACGCTCGACCTCCGGACCCTAAGAACGATGCACAAGAACGGCGCAACCCCAGAGCAGATACACGAGGCGATCACCACGCATTCTCCCAGGGCCGTGCGCAAGAAGGGGTACGCGCTGGGGCTGTCATGGCGCCTCGCGGGCAGCAGGCGCGGCCTGGTGATCGGGCAGCCACGCAACGTCTCACTCGTCTCAGATGACAAGACGTCGACGCTGCGGGACCTGATGATCGCGGGCAAGGTCAAGTCATGCGTCGTGGTCGCTCGTCTCGCCCTGGCTGCACGTGGCGCGGAGATATGCCCCATGTGCAGCCGCAGGCCGGTCACCGTCGAGCGCACTGGCCTGTGCGTCGTGTGTCACAAGGGAGTGCTCATCGAGATCCAGACCGAGCAGCTCGCCGCCATCGAGGCGCACAAGATCCAGCAGGTCGTCTGGCAACAGAAGTCCCGATTGAAGAAGAGAGAGCTGGAGAAATGAAGCGGGAACACATGACAACTAATCGGGTGCTGCTCATCATTGTGCTCTATCACGTCGTCGTGAACATCATCGACAACGTCTTGAAGGCCCTCAGGTGACCAGCCCATTCGCCCACACCTGCCTTTGCGGCAAGCGCATCGGCGTGGGGCAGCGGTGCCCGGTGTGCGAGAAGCGGCCGACAGAGGCACAACGCTTCGCCCACAACCCCAACCGAGCCAGCTACCGAGACCCGGTCTACCGAGCCAACCGCATGGCGCGCTATGCTCTGGCCGGCGGCCGCTGCGAGTGCGGGTGCCGGATGAAGCTCAAGGGGCCCCTTTGGCCCGAGGGCGCGCGCTGGGAGTGCCACCACATCACCAACCCCGTAGGCAACCGCGACGATGTCGTGAACCTGCGATGCCTGTACCACGCGCATCACAGCCGGTACACCAAGTGATCGGAGTGTCAGAGCGCCCATATATGATGCGACGATGAGTAGATACCGGACACGGACATGCGCGGTGTGTGGCGACGACTACTCACCTACCTACAAGGCTCAGAGGACGTGCGGTCGCATGTGCGGCAAGGTGCTGAGTCTGGGGCTCAACGGACAGCGTACGGAGTTGGGCTTGCTGATTCCGTGGTCGGTGTGCCGCTATTGCGGTACCAGGTACGTGGACGTCGGCGGGAGCGCGCGGTGCGAGTGCTGGGACAAGCCAGCATGCGCGCGCTGTGGTGGACCCCGTGAGTGGAAGAAGCACTACTGCGGGTCCTGCTGGCTGGACGCATCGCTTGAGAAGCTGCGCGAGCACAGGTTGACCCCTGAGTATCGTGCCGCCAAGTGGCAGCAGAAGCAGGTCAAGCGTGCCCTCAAGGCGGGAGTCCACATCGAAGACGTTGACCCTCGTGCTGTCTACGAAAGAGATCACTGGCTGTGTCACATCTGCGGATACCCCATTGATCGTGACGCCCATCCGAGCACGTCACGCGCTGCGTCGATAGATCACGTCATTCCGATCTCCCGCGGCGGTGTGCACGCGATGAACAACGTGAAGGCAGCGCACTTCGGATGCAACAGTCGGAAGTCAAACCATTTGTCGATACCAGCAGGGGTATACCCCCTCTGATTGTCTAGACCCATTCCGCTGCAGACCCGCGTCCTACTAAAACGACACGAGCCCGAAAGTGGGAGTTTTCGCCTGAGGGAGCCGCTGCCGACACGAAACGCTTTCGCGGCTGACACGAAACGCACCATCAAGCCATGGAAACCAAGGTGTGTGACTGCGGATGCGGTCGAGAATTCGAGGTAGAGGAAGGGCGCCCGGGCAGACCGCGACGCTACTTCGCACGTGCCTGCAGGAAGCGCGCCGAGCGCAACCGACAGCAGAACGCCACGTGGATCCGCGCCTACGAGGGCGAGCTCCACATCCAGAGCGATGCGCCCACCAAGCAGATCACCAATGCGGTCGCTGAGTCCTCGACTATCGCCGCCGCCTTCCGCCGTCTGGCGATCGAAGAGCCCAATCCGCGCCTGGCCGCGGGCTGCGAAGCCATGTATCTCGAGATAATCGCCGCTCTCGAGCGCAACTTCCCCGGGTGGTCGGCATGACGAAGGGCCGCATACCCAAGGATGAAGCGACTCGCACCGGGCATCGCGCCGCCGTAGGGCAGGGCGAGTCGATCGAGGTCGCCCCTGTGTCCGCGAAACTGGTCGGCGCCGAGCCTCCGGCCGGGCTCTCCCCGCTCGCCTGCGAGGTCTGGCGGGTGTGTGTCACCGACATGGTTGCGCTCGGCCACCTCAGAGAACCCGATCTGCTGCAGCTGCGCAACTACAGCGTGCAGGCGGCGATCGCCATCGAGTGCGAGGCGACCATCGAGGAGTACGGCGCGATGATGAAGGAGCCGATCATCGCGACCGATCGGGAGACGGGAATCGCAGAGGTAGTGGGCTGGAAACTCAAGGCCAACCCCGCGTGCAAGCTGCACCGGGAGTCATCGAACACCGTGCGGCTGCTCGCCTCCGACCTCGCGCTCACGCCAATGGCACGTATCCGCGGAAACCTCATGGCCATCGCGACTGCCTCGATCGCCATCGGCATCAAGGACGACCTGGAGGCCGACCTCGAAGCCGAGGATCTGGCGCTGATGCAGGCGAAGAAGCAGCCCAAGAAGCTGCCGGCGCCCAAGAAGCCCAAGAAGACGACCGCAAAGAAGCGCGAGAAAACGACCGCGAAGAAGGACGGCAAGTGAGCGCGGAGAAGACCGCCGCCAAACCACGCCCCACCAAGAAGGCATCCCCGCGTTCACCGGCGCGCAAGCGCCTGCCGGCCAAGCCGAGATACTCAGAGCTCGGGCTGCACAAGGCACGCATGGTCGCGGCGTTCACGCGCAAGCACCTCATCCACGTCGACGGCGAGCCGCCACCAAACGGTGTCGCGTTCCAGCCGATCGAGTTCGCGGACTTCCAGCTCGAGAACATCGTCCTGCCGATCTTCGCGAACGTGGACGCGAAGGGTAAGCGACGCATCAAGAAGGTCCTCATCGGCCTGTCGCGAGACGGTGCGAAATCTGAGGTAGCGGCGTGTCTGGTCTTGGCGATCGCGTTCCTCGAGCCGAAGTACCAGGGGCAGTACTACTTCGTGGCCCGCGACAAGCCCCAGGCGCGTGCCGTCTTCAACAAGCTACGCACCATGGTGCTGCACGACCCGCTGCTGCGCCGCGCGTGCGACGTGCAGAAAGACGTCATCTACATCAAGGAGACCGGGGCCAAGTTCGAGGTCCTGCCGGGCGACGAGAAGAGCGTCCAGTCAAAGCACGCTGACGTCGTGGTCGTAGACGAGTACCACGTGCACAAGAACGACCACGTCCTCAACGCCATGACGTCGGGCATGATCGGCAACTGGGACCGTGGCGCACTGGTGATCGTGCTATCGACGGCGGGCCCGGTGCGCAAGGGGCCGCTCTGGGAGCTCATCGCCAAGTGGAAGAAGGACAAGGCCGCGCACGTCTACTGGTGCGGCGCCGACGACGAAGACGACATGCACGACCCGAAGGTGTGGCGCAAGGCGAACCCCATGCCGTGGATCTCCATGGCCGCGCTGAGGCACGCGCACGACACGCTCCCCCCGTGGGACTTCGAGCGGTATCACCTCAACCGATTCCCGTCGACGGGCAAGATGATCGCGTTCGACTCCAAGTCCTGGGACGCGCTGGCCGCCATGTCGGTCATCGATCCCGCGCTTCCGTCGTACCTGTCCGCCGATGCGTCGTTCTCCCGCGACTCGACGGCCTTCGTCCTCGACCAGGTCGACGAGGACGGCATCCACAACTGGGTGGCGTGGATCATCTACCCGGACGAACCCGGTATGCCTATCAATCGTGGGCTGATGATGTCCACGGCCCTCGACATCCTCAGCCAGTTCTACGTCGAGCGCATGATCTGCGACAAGAACTACTTCGTGCTCGAGATGATGGAGCTCGCCAACCAGCACGGCATCGACGTTGAGGCCTACCGCCAGAGCGCCGAGAACATGGCGCGCGCCTACGACGTGACCTGGTCGGTCGTCTCTTCCCAGCGCGCCCGGCACGGCGGGGAAAAGGGGCTGCGCGAGCAGGTGCTCAACGCCGCTCAGGAGCCCACCGCATACGGCCCGCGCCTCGGCAAGATCGAGGAAGCCCGCAAGATCGACGCTGCGGTGGCGCTCGTCATGGTGACATTCGTCGCCGAGTCCGAGTGGCAGCTGACGGCCGGC